TAAAGTCACCAACAGGGTCGCGAGATACACGACCAGTATATGCATGCTGTATTTTGCTTTTTTGAGGTGTACCATTTGGTTTTAATAAATTGGAATAGTCCATTTTGTCTCCTAAGTAAAAATGTTAATCATTGAGTTATTATCTATTAAGTCAGACATCTTTATATTGATACAGTCTGTCCAGAAATGTGTTCCATTACTCTCATCAGTACTGCCCTTCTCCCATAACTTACCAACTCTATACAACTTGTTCCTATTAATACCACCAACTATGTAACCTTCTTTAAAACGTCGTATGTCGGTTTTGTCAGTTCCCTTGTCCCGGTACAAAGATACAAAATAGTAAAAGTCCGGCTTCTGATAATCCATCTGGTAAACAGGAACACTATTCTCATAATGGAAGCGAGGTGCAACTGTTCTATCTTTAGTCTTAACATCTAGGAAGAACCTCTGGTTAATATTATAATCATGTGTATATTCACTCCTGTCATCCTTGAAACATACACCATGCTCAGTGAAAAACTCTTCCATGAGTACTTCACCTAAACATCCTACTTGGTTCGCTTCACGCCCCCTGTATGACTTATAAAGCACAGGCATCGATTCTGAACGTGATTCCCCTAACTCCCAATGATAAGTACTTAACTCTATCTTATAATAATTCCCTTCCATCTTAACCAACAATATTAACTATCTTGGTTAGTTGCAATCTTAAAAATTTTTTTTCGGATATTCAGTTTCCAAATGTAAACACTTATATTTTCCCTGCGTAGAGTGATGGGACGATCATATGGTACTCAAAACCTGTTTTGTGAACCCCACCCCCCGGTGGCATGATCTGCACTAAATGAATTAACCTCGGTTAAGAAATTTGGGGTGTTTGGGAAGGCTGGCTTCTCTGCCTGAATTTTTAATTCTAGTAAGGAGACAGACGATGGAACAGTTAGCACTAAAGACTTTGAAACTTGTTGGCAAGACTTTGAAGATAACCGTTGGCCTTTACATGCTGGTAGTTGGGACTACCTTGCGTGTTAGTTTCCCTTTCCTTTGCGTAGCTTTGGTTGGGATGGTAATAGCTTCTTTCTTTTAGAAAGTTTTAGTCTTGAGTCCTCTCAAGTACTTTAAAACGTAGAATCAGTTACCAAGAGCAAACAGTAATTATATACGCTTATATAATAATGTATTAGCTCCCAATCACCCCTATCTTCTTAATCGTGGTTGAATACATTTTATTTATTTAGAATTAAGGGGTTTACTTATAATGATTCTGTTCTTTAGTCAGAGTCAAGTTTTATTTTAACATTTATTTTAAGAGGCAACATGAAACAAGAAGAATTCGACAATTTAATGGAAACATACATAGCAACACATGAGTCAGGTGTTTTACACTTTGCTCGTGATCTTTACATGGTAGTAACATTCATTGGTGTTGCTTACTTAATAATTGAACCCTTGATATAGGAGAATATATGAATAAAAAACTAAAGCACTTCCAAAAAGTAATACTGGATAATGCAAACATTATAAATGTAGAACCATCCAGTCGTGTAACATTTATTATGGAAGTAAGGAACTCTACAAATAGTCACATGACTAGAGTAGAAACTACTAATTCATCTCGGATTCATGGGTATAGCATAACTGAACATGAACTAACACCCATTAAACATACACAATTAAAAGCAGGATAATGCTAATTTCTTTTAACCTTTAATAAGATAATTGGGGTGTTTGGGAAAACATTCCATTGTCTTAACTTTACGTTTCTTGCATGTAGTGAGAAACACTAACATTCCATAAAGGAACAAAATGTCTAAAACTAACAAAGAACTACAAGATGCACTTGCAGTAATGACAGCAGACCGTGATTCAGAACGTGCAGAGAAACAAGCAATCCTTGACAACATGAAGGACAACCGCCAATTTGCTCTTAAAATAACTAGAAGCGATGGTCAATCCAACAATAGAACAATCATTGGAGTCATTGACGGCAAAGTTTTTCATGCACAATGTGTATTCAGAAACAAGCATGAGTTCATTGCAACAGAACAGTTCATAACTGGTCACAATGAAGCTCTTGAAAGAAAAGATGTACAAGAGTTCTTAGCAGAAAAAGAACGCTGTGATCTTTTAGCTACACAGAAGAAAGTAGCTCCACAAGGTGATGTACCTAGTGCATCATAACTAATGGGGGCATTTAGCCCCCTTAACTCTTAACATAGGAATTAACATGTATTATATAGGCAATCATGGACTTCAAATCAATCCTAAACAACACATTTTTCAAAGCCCTGAAGAAGAAATGCGAAGATGGGCAGAAGACAATGAGCCAGAACCCGAAGAACCTCTTAGTTTCTAAGGGGATATGGTTCATAATAATACCTTTACTTGTAGTATTGGTATTTACTTTAAACAGCCTAGTATTGCTTGTAGTAGGCACATTGCTAGGTAGATGGTCAACGAAGTACATTAAAATTAGAGGTAAGAATGGAAACAACAACAGTTAATTATAATCCAGAAGAAGAATTGAACAATCAATTGAAGAGTTTGTGGAGTAAAGCAAAAGGCAGTTCAACTGCACAGAAGATAAGTAAAACAGCTAGTGATATTAAGAAGACAGTAAAAAGAGAGGCAAAGCAACGCCCACTCTGGAAAGTCTTTTCAATATTCCTTATCTTAGTTGTTCTTGCATTTGGTAAGAACTTCTTACAATACGGTCTTAGGGGTACATTTACATTCCTAATGGCAATGACTGTCTTTCCATTCATGGAAGCATGGGCTAATTCAAAGAAAGGTAAATAATGAAATTATCCTTTAAACTTTGGAATAAGATCCACAACAAGGCTAAGAAAGAGCCTGAGATGTTGGACGTAACTAAGCAGTACATAGCTTACTGTGTAAATTCTAATAACTAACCTAAAACCTGTGTAGGAGCTAAAAACTTCTGCACAGGAATACGTTTTTTTTAAAAAGAGGGAAAAGTACCGAACACCCAACAAGCAAAGAACGTACCAACCTCAAATATACCATGTACGATTCTGTACGTCTAAGCCTTAAATGACCAAAAAGAGTAAGTTTCTTGGATGTTTCTGTGGTTTTTAAGCTAATTTTGCTTTGTTTTCTTTAACCTTTTGTGAATATTTGGGGTGTTTGGGGTCAAACCTTGCATCATACTTTAATAACTTTATAAGGAGATAAAATGAAATTTACAGATAGAGAATTAGAAGTTATAGGTCATGGATTACTCACACTATATGGTCAAGTTAAAGAAATGTACGAAGAAGGATCAGATGATGGAACAGATACATTCGTACATTACCTTAGTGAAATCAAAGAGTTACAAACTCGGATAACAAATAATATACCTAATGAAAAATTAAATTGAAAGGAACTTATGTGTCAAATAGATATAGATTCATCAACTGTAAGAAGTTATGCAGATGACATTCTAGGAGAAGATAATGTCTTAGATAATAGTGAAGTTGAAAAGATTATAGAAGCTGTTCAATCAGATTTTGATTGTGAATGTGTAGAACCATTTTTAGAAAAACATATCAATATACAATTAGAATCTCGTAATCATAGGGAGTATTAAAATGGACGATCAAATAGATATTAGGTTAATTAATTTAGACAATAAGACAGATAAAATATCTGATGAAATAAAACTATTACAAATTAAAGATGGAGAGAGAAATGTAGAAATACAAACAATACAAAAACAAGTATCAATATTGAAGAACTTATTAGATCAATATTTCACATTAGAAATTGACCAAATCAAGGATAACCATGCAAAAAGGAAAGTGTAAATGGTGCGGAGCAGATTTAACCCTGCAACCCGGGCCACTTCATAAAGAAAGCGGTAAATCGTTCTGTAATCCTACATGTGCGGCATCTTACCGTGTAACTCAAGAACCACGTTTAAAAGAAATAACTGGAGGATAACATGCTAACAATACAAAACAACTATGTTAAAAGATTTGATGAACTAGATGAATTAGTCGATTATTGCAAAGAGGAACATGAAAATGTCTACTATCTACCTAATGATGGAGATACTTTCTATTTCGCAGAGGATAATAGAATACACTCTACAGGCAATACATTACCACACGAAGGTTGTACTTTTACCGAACCCGGTATTAAGGCAGTTTTCACTAAGATGGGAGTACCCGGCTTGTTCCCATGCATGATGGCCCCTAATGAGCCAGATGTAGCTACAAAATATCTAAATAAACTATTATATGATTCAAGTATTCAGAGGAATTTAAGCAATCAGCAGTTTATCGTAGATAGCCGTAAACCTAATAATCCTATAGTTGGGATGGTTAGTAAGACTTATCTTAGGTACTCAAACCATAGCTTTTTAGAACATTTCCTTAGTGGAAGTAACAACCATGATCTAGACTTTACTAGAGCATTTGTTGATAACACTAAAATGACTATCAAATGGTCAGAGAAGAAATTCTCAGGTATAAAAATAGATGGTAGACCAGATAGAGTTAAATTAGGTCTATACTCTGGTAACTCAATGATAGGGAATGCCACACTTTATTTCTTATTAAGTGTATTAGATGCTTTATGCACAAATGG